ACAAGATAGGCAACCGAAAACATACAAGTATGATAAGAATATTCACGGATTAACCGAACAAGAAATAAACGGCAAGATTGAAGAACAACCAGAGTGGTCTGCTGTAAATGAAACACGGAAAAAACCGCCACCGAGATTAACACCAAGTGAGAAAGTGTTTGAAGATATGGGTAAGAAGAAGAAAGGTAAAATCCTCCGTTAATGTATATGAGTATATATAATAAATCGTCATTTAAAGTTGATAATGACTGGAATACTCCAAAATATGTGTGGGATATTGTTATGCCGTATATACCGAAAGACAAACAAATATGGGAAGCATTTTATAATGACGGAAGTAGTGGAAAATATCTAACGAGTAAAGGGTATAATGTAATACATACTGATACTGATTTTTTTGAAACAGATTGTGGAGAGATTATTATAACCAATCCACCATATAAAATTAAGGGTATGGTTAAAACCAAAGAAAAAATACTCAAACGATTATTAGAATTAGATAAACCATTTATGCTGTTATTACCGACAACAACATTACAGACACAATACTTCAAATCTCTCCACAACATACATTTCCAATTGTTAATTCCACAAACTAAATATAATTTTGAAAAGGAAGAAGATAAAATAACAAGGTGTCCTTTTTATACATTATGGGTATGCTACAAAATGGAGTTTGAAAGAGATTATTATATTATTTAATTATATATAAATATGGAATACGAGAAAAGAGGCAAGATTAAGAAAATGCTTGATACTGTAAACAAAAAACCGAAAAAAGTTGTTGCGAAAAAAGAAACAACAAAAAAAACACCCACTACGAATGTTAAGAAAATGGTGGAAATAGCAGGAACAACAAAAACAACTATGAGAAAAGGAATTTTAGATAGAACCACGAAAGATATGATTAAACAAAATATTCAAAAGATATTACCGAAAGGTAGTAGCAAGGCATTTGAAGCAAAAGTCAAGAAAGCGTATATGGAAAAGTTTGATACTTATAAAATAAAGAAGGGGAAAACCGAAGCAGAACATTTAATGAATGTTGGGCGTGTTGCTCTACAAACTCGTAATTTTATAGAAAAACAAATTAAGAGTGGAATGATTTAGTTATTCTTGTAGACGCTACATTAAAATAGTCTTCATTCTTTTCTATTCCTATAAACTTTCTGTTGAGAGAAACACATGCTACACCAGTTGAACCACTCCCCATAGTTGGGTCTAAAACCGTATCACCTTCATTTGTATAATATTTTATTATCCATTCTAAAATACCTTGTGGTTTTTGTGTAGGGTGAAACCGATATTTAGGCGACATTTTATTTTCAATATTAAATGTTAAGATAGATTGTGGTAGTGGTGTATCGTAAAACGAACCTTTTAAATGATAGTTATTTTCTTTATAAGTCGCTCCGTATACCTTATCTTTCATTCCACCTTCTTCCTTTATGATATTCGCATTTTTCAATCTGTTATGATATTTCTTCTTATTGTATGTCGGTAATTTCTTATAGAATACCAATAATAATTCGTGATTTTTCATAGGCATTTTTCCACTATTTAAATGACCGCAGTTTGAGTTCGGTTTATACCATACTAAATCATATCTATACATTTTGGGATTACTCTGTATTAATTCAACAGCAAAACGCATATCACAAAAAAAGAAATATGGTGTATTATCGTTTCGTGCTATTCTTTTCATTTCTCTCCACAACTCTTCTAAATTAATCTTAAAATCCCACTTACAATTAGAATTTCCATAAGGTAAATCACAGATAAAGCAGTCCACAGAATTATCACTTATATCTTTGAGTTCTTCAATACAATCACCCTTAATCAAATTCATATACATTATATCATTATAATATTATTGCTTTTTGAACTCTCACTTAAACATAACTCTACATGTATGTAAAATGAGGTGTAAGTGCGGAATAGAATACAACTGGAACAGAGACCACCATTTAAAATCACAAACTCATATTGAGAGAATGAAATTTATAGAAGAACAAATTAGAATGGGAAATCAATTCGTAAATTATTATCAATATAAGTTATATTGACGAATATAATGTCTGTTGAGAATATACGACAAATGGCGGAGAACTATAAAGTTGAAAAATGTAAGGAAAGTGGGAAATTCAAGTTATACAATAAAGCGAAAAAGACATTCACAAAGAAAATGTTTGCTACAAAGGATATGGCGGTTAAAGCAGGTGAACGATACACCGCCTTTGCGGAAAGTGCTAAAAACCGCAAGAAGGCAAAAGTAGAACCAGTTAAGGAGGAAAAAGAATAATGCTATATAATAAATGTTGAAATACTTATTATGTATCATTCCGCTTATCTTTGGATACGAACTCATAGACAACTACAAACCTACCACACATAAAGAACTTACTTTTTGTTCTTCTGCTGAACCTATATTGAGAGAAACAACAATTCAAGCAGTAAATAAAATTAACGAACAGAATATATTATATGTTTCTCTCAAAGATAATAATACAATAACCAAAAATGAAGAAGATAATATTAATTCTATTTGTTCTTTTACTGGTGGTCGTCGCTATTATGGGTATACCTCATTTTACAAGAATAATGAAGAAACTGATATATCAATTTCAAATAGTCTGTATACTGCTCCAAATACACTTTTTAATGTCGTAACCCACGAAATATTACACTCTGTCGGTTTAAACCATACACTTACTGACGGACTAATGAATTATACACTACGGATTGAACCGACTGGATATATTGTTAATGACGACATGCGATTATGGTTAAGTATAGACGATATTAAAGGTTTGAGATTTATAAAACGACTGAGTTGCCCTATCAATAAACTTTAAAAATTATAAAAGTTTTTATGTTTTTATAATATATAAATGAGTATTGTATTCGTGAAAAGTCAAGACAGAACAGCGGAAAGTGGAAGGTCTAATCCAAATAAACCTTACAGATTTAGTAATTATTTTACTCAACCACTGAAATTACCGCCTAACTCGCAGGTGGCGTATGTCGGTTCTACTTTCAATATGAATACCAACGGACGAGTTCAAACCGAACCTTATTATGTTCTTACGGGTATTGCCGAATTAAATTATCCTATTGCTGTTTATAGCGAGAATGAAACTGTTGAAAGTTGGTCTACTTTGCTTAACAATCATGCTGATTTAGTTAATCAATATGGTATGGATAGTGATTATACTGGTATACAAACCAACCCAACAACATATCAGTCAATAATTCAAACTTGTAGCAATGCGGGAGCGTGTTTTGTATACGGAAATCAAAGTAAACCCAGTTTTGAAATGGTTTTGAGAATAGAAAGCGACGAAGTATACAATCTTGATTTTAATTGTTGTGGGTCAAACCCGCCATTAAACTTTACCGCTGTGGGAGGTGGAGATTATACACAAAGTGGACTTAACTATACTAATGGTTATTTTACTATTGATAGTAGATATGAAGGTGAAACAACTGTTTTTAGTGCCGAAGCACCAACTCTCCAAACATTAGGTAGTAGAAATTGTGGAGGATTTGAAGTCAACCAAAAAACAGACGATACAACAAAAACAACACTTCTTCTCGGTGGAGGAGCGAGTTATTACAATACTGGTATGAGTTATTGCGGTATGGAAACTGGTGGTTATAACTACGATTGGTTCAATAATCCGTGGAATGGAACGACTTTTGACCGATTACCCGCATTTAATGAAGGAGCATACGCAATCGTCAACGCTACTCAAACGGGTATTAAAAGAGCAGTAGGACAGAGTTTAATTACTGACGCAGACGCACAAAAAAATAACGGAGGAGGACACCAAACTATCGGTCATTTATCCAGCGGTGGATACGCTATTTGGACTATGTCTAATCTCGCACACGAAGAAGCAGTCGCACATTATGGAACAGATTTTAACAATACTTCTGTGACTGGTTTTACTGGATTGTGTGCTGGAACTTCTGTCGGTGTATTACCTTGTGCGTGGGTTCGTGGTATGGATAGGGACGCACAAACCGCACTTTTTAAATATTCAAAAGAAGTGGATTTGAATGCTTCTACTTCGGCATTAACCGCAGAAGGAGCAAAAGCAAGATATGTATTCGGTTTTGATATTTATGAAGATTACAGCGGAGGTCAAGGAAACGCCGATTTGAAAATACAAGCAAAAGTATTGGATTATGTATTAGACGAAGGTGGTAGTTTAGAAAAATCCGTTTATCGTGACGTTGGTAATGCTTTATCTATTTCCGCATTATCATTAGGTATTAACTCGGCGGTTTTTCCCCCTTATGAATTTGACGCAACACATAATCACTATATTAATACTTACGACGCACCAAGCGGTTCTGGGAATAAAAATAGCATGTTATTCTTTCGTTTTAGGTGGTCTACACCTTATCAAATGGTTATTGAGTTTACACTTCAAGAAGAAGGAAAAGCAGGTTCATACAATCCATACACAGACGAACCATATCTACCTTCTTCCTCACCTCCACCAGCAGTTGAAGTTCCCACAACACCCCAAGATATTCTATTGGACGACACAACTACGGGACAAACCTTCAATATTACAACGAATACGAGATTTAGAGATAGTGGAGGTGATAGTAATTATTCCCCAAGTGAAAGTTATGTAGCAACATTTGTAGCACCAGTAGGAACAACTGCTTCATTTACACTTAACTCATTCACTTTCGAGCATAGTGGCGCTGTTATGTATGACCGATTAGGTATTCAAGGAAGCGACGACGGATTAAGTTGGACTAATCTTACTCTTGCTGGATTTCAAACTTCGGCAAATACCACCCCACCTTATTCGTCAAGTTTCGGTGGCACTCTTTACAATTCTTCACAATCTATTAATGGTTGGATTTTACCTCGAGACCCCACGATATTTACAGAAATTGGTGGAGACCCTCTCGCACAAGTTAATACCGATTATAGATATTTGAGATTTTGGTTTGTAAGCGACGCTTCAGCAGAAAGAGCAGGTTGGGATATTAATTTAACAGCAGTATCGTCAGTTGGTGGAGTAGAAAGCGACCCCACTGATAAATGGTGCTTACTCGCAAGTATGGATTTAGACGCACAAAAACATATTCTTATTCCAGCATATTTCGGTGATATGGGTTTATATTCATATTCTGCCGTCGGCGACCCTAACTATGAAAGCACACATTTTCAACATGCTATAAAAGGATATTTTGATACAAGAGAAGCAAATAGATATTGGAAAGAAACAGCAAATGAAGGATACGCAAGTCAATTCTATACTGACCCCACAAAAGATTATAAGTTCTTTAATAATGGCGGTTTAGGCGGGGAAACCCTCTGTTATATAAATGAAGGTGATACAAATGAAAGCACACCAAAACTAAAAGAACTCGCATACGGGAATGTAGAAGTTTTTGACGCAAAGGGTTATATAAATAAAGTGTGTAAAATGTTAGTCAACACATTTGAAACCGACGACGCAGGACAATTAGACTTTTTCAAGAATGTTCGGGGACAACTGCTATTTAAAAAAGGAGAACCACAACCTTTATTGGAAATGGGTTATATTCTTGGACTTACAAAGCAAGGCGAAGACAAATCGGTTGTAGAAATGGCGTATAAAGCAGGGAAAATAAACGAAGTTCAATCCAAAAATAGTGTAAACAAAGTTCAAGCGTCAAGTCTTGCTTTTTCTAACCATATACAAATCACAAATCTTCCCATTCAATCTCAAAATGGAGTAGTCAATTCACAAAATAAAACCATATATGTTATTAATTCATTATGTGTCGGTAAAACCCAAGACGGCGAAACATATAGATTTTTCTGTGATACTTCACCATATCCGCTATGGGTTGACTTGAATAATGTGGGGGAAATGAATATCAATAGATTAGAATTGCTTATCACAGACGATAAAAATACTCCACAACAATTGTTAATGGGTGATACTGATATTACACTACATTTTAGGCAAAAACCTTCAAGTGATAGTGGTGTTGTTCCAACCAATATCGCAACTACCCCATTTAATTCTGTTTTATATCAACGATAATTCGTCAAATGTAGAAATATTATATAAGTATAGGAATATATAGAATGGAAGTTGAGAAGAGAACTCATAAAAATCTCCCCAAGTCGTTCCACACGGAACAAGCGATAAAAGATAGAAAATTAGGTAAACAAGGAGAACAACATATTAAGGAACTTATAGACGAATGGTTTGATTGTGAATTTCAAGAAGATAAAGAAGGGTGGAGAGAAATGGATTTTCTCTGTATTGAAAAACGATATGCTTGTGAACTAAAAACAAGAAGAATTAATATAAATCAATATCCCACTATTCTTATTTCAAGCAATAAAATCACAGAATGTATTAGATTAAATGGATTGGGATTTAGAACATTTATTATTTTCAAATTAACATGCGATATATATTTTTATGAATTTATTGGTAGGACAATACCGAAAGAGTTTATTAAATCGTATGCTGTTAGAACCGACAGAGGATACAAAGAAAGACAAAGGGCATATTATATCCCAACTTATTTATTAAAGAAGTTTAGTGATTATAAGAATAAAGTGGATTATGATAATGTTGAAAATATCATTTCTCTCTTTTGATTAAAAAAAGTTGATTAAAAAAAAATAATATATTGAACTATTATAAATATGGACTTTCAAGCAACAGAGATACAAAATCTTATTCCAAGTCGTTCTACACTCGCACCGAGCGACCACCAAAAAGAATATAGGGACGGGCAAACCCTCCGTTTTGAAATACAACCTTTTAACGCCTTTATTGACCCCAGACAAAGTTATTTGCGGTTCAAGGTGAAAATAGAGAATGCCCCAACACTCGTGACCTTTTCAAAAAAGGCAGGTATTCATTCTCTCATTAATCAAATTAGAGTTTATGATATGGAACATAACCACCAGTTAGAAACTATCCAATCGTATAGTGAACTCGCACAGAAACTTCATATTTTTAGTGAAAACAGAAGTATTAGAAACAAGAGGGGTTTAACCGAATTATTGGAATATGGTTCACGCAACTTTGACGGAGAATTGTATGATAATCTCCCTGCGAGAAATTGCGACCAATCACAACTTTTTACTCACCAATACCAAACTGGGAGTGAACCTTCTTATACCGCAACCACTAACTATACCGCAAATCCCAACGAATGTGAAGTCGCATTCCGTATTTATAGCGGTATTCTCGGTAATCCTTCAACTAAAATGTATCCAGCATTCCTTACAAAGGGTCTTCGTATTGAGATTGATTTGAACTCTGCCGAAAAAGCACTTGAATTGTGGACTGGTGAGGGTATTTGTGAGGATACTGGTGTTGTTTCTACCGAAGTTGAAGGTAGTTGTTTGTTTGGAATTGCTACACCAACCCCAGCAACCAACACACCATTAACTTCTGTTCTTTTGTATACTGAACTAAACGCTGGATACGACCAACTACGAGCAGGAGCAGAACCTCCAACTGAAAGTGCGATTGCTGGTGGAGTTAAGGCAGTTAAAAATCAATTGGTAGGAGCAGTCAATCTTCTTGTCGGTAAACCCCTCTATGGTTGGAATAATGCTAATCCACCCGTTTTGGTGAATATGGGAACAATTCAATCGGTTAGTTGTAATTCTGGTGAAAATGCTGGTGGTGTTTGTGGCGTAACTGTAAATCTTACTGGGTCTACTGTAAACGGCGATACTTTTGTAGGCGGAGCAGGGAGAGATAATTTAGGAGCAGACCAAGTATTTAACAACAACACATGCTTTGTAAGAAAAAGCGATATTTTCACCGACACCCCACCTAAAGTTGTTGTAAATAATGTTGAATTTGTGCTTAAAACCGCCCAACCACCACAAGCATATATTGATAGATTAGTCAAGCAAACTCAAACCGAAGAAGGAGCAGTATTGGATTATTTGACTTGGGATATTTATAGAAACAATATACAATCTGCCGAACAATTAGCACAAATTAACATTCCAGCAATTAACAAACGAGCAACAGCAATTCTCTCTTTACCTATGAAAAATAATACCGCACCAAAAGTATATTCAAAGGATAATGATACTGTTATTGACGGTTGTGATAATTACAACTATATCGTTAATCAAAAACTACAACCTACGAGAAAAGTTAATCTCAAACTACTTTCCCAAACTCCCGCTAAAACCGCCCAAGTTGCCCTATACGAAAACGAAAAAGCATTAGGAGCAACAAAAGTTATGGTGTCTAATTTGGATTATCAAGAGGACAATTTCTTCATTTCTCGTGCTCTTGCTATGTATGGTAATATTTACGATTTGGAAGCGGACGGCAACATTTCTCTCAAAATAGAATATAAAAATCCCCAAGTCAATAAACTCATGATTACATATATCGCTGGATTAAGAAGAATGATTGTAAACAGAAATGGAATGACTATTGAAACTTAATTTAGAAAACATTACATATATATTTTTATTTTTTATAATCTATATATATATAACAAATGGATACTACAAGAGGCACAATTCAAGTCTTACCTACCAATCTCGGGAATGGTGTTTTTAGTCCAGATAGAAATGGTTTAGGGCAAATCATTTTTGAAATACCGAAAATACCGCAAATTCTAAACGGAAGAAGTTTAAGAGTAAATGGGACATTCAAGGTTAAACTCGGTAATGGAGCAGATACAGCAAACGGACAAAACTTCTGTGCCGATACTCCTACAAGTGACGTGTATATGGACGGACGAACTGGGGTCAGTTCTGTTATAGAAACTTTATCTATCCAGTCATTAGTCGGTGCTACATATTCCACAATTAAAAATTATAATCGTCTATGTGCTTCTCTCATTCCACTTAACGAAAGTATTAATAATTTCTTAAATGGTGTAGATACAGCATACGGAGGACTGGCGAAAGATATAACACAAGCGAAAAAGTGTGATAAATCATTTGACTTCTCACTTCCACTATTGGACGGATTTTTACAAGGTAATCCTATTGATATGAACCTTGTTGGTGGTTTAAGAATTGTGATTACTCTTGCCCCTTCTAACTATGTTTTACATAACAACTACTGGCGTAATCAAAATTCCACAGCAGGTCTTGCTAATGGGGGAGCATATTACGAAGTGAGTGACGTTGTCTGTTCTATGGAAACCGAAATTCCCAACGCACAAGGTCAAGACGCCATGTTGGCGAACCAAAATGGAGTTATGGAATACAACACATTTTCTTCATTCTATAATGTTATTGTTTCAAACGACCACAACCTTTCTCTATTGCTCGGGACTTCCCGCACATTATCTATTATAGGAAATATTATACCGAGTGAATGGGTCAACTCTTACCAATACAACTCACAACAAACAACGCAACCACTTTATCTAAATTCTAACAATATTCTTGATAATCGTATTCAAGTCAACTCTTTCACTTACACAAAAGCAGGTGTCCGTATTCCATTAGATTTTGAAGTCACGAGTAGAGATACTCAAAAAATAGGTGTTGCCGACAGCGGAAAGAACTGGGAAGAACTCAATATTATTCGTGATACTTGGAACTTACATAATTGCGTGAAGTCGCTGAAAACCGAACTATCTAATCCTTTGGATAATAACACAACCGCAAGATTTAACAGAGAACGATATTCTATTGTAGAAGAAGATAAAAGACAATCCTATATGGTTGGTGTGAACTACGACAGCATTAGTGAAGTCGGTATTAACTTTAAGGGTGAACCCTATGGAATGAGAATTCAAATGGAAAAACCCGCTGGGCAGAGTGTAAAACCACACTCTTTGTTCTTGTTTGTTAAGCACGAAAACACTATTGTCTTTAATCAAGGTGTAGCACAAGTCATGAATTAAGGAGATTTATTGTTGATTAAATTTTTTTACATTTATTTTTTTTATAATCAATATATATAACAAAAATGAGTTCAAGTGGTAGAATGCTCCCCCCAGTGCTTAGGACAGACCCCTTAGAGCGTCCAGTCAATCAATCAATTAATAGTGATTTACTCTTTCCAGTTACTTTTAATCAAAACACTTGTAAATTTGTATTTGATAGAAAGGGGGTTTTATCCGCCAATTCACAATTACATTTAGCACAAACAGTTTCAAACCCACAATTTCCAAATGTTGATACTAATTCATTCTTGCCTACTTCTACGGGTGCTCTTGCTATGATAGAAAGAGCATATCTTACGATTGGTGGTAAACGAGTGAGCGATTTATTACAGTGTGGTCATTACAATACTTGGAAACACTTACATTTTTCTAACGAATACAGAAAAGGAGTTCAACAACCTAAACAAGGAACAAATGATATTTTTATGGGTTCTACCGACCCTCGTATCGCACCTGCTTCCGCAACAGCAATCCGTGCTCGTGGGTTTTCCCCGCCATACGGACAATTGGGTCGTGAAGCAACTGAATTTGCTGTTTCTACTGCTTCTGCTACATTTGGCGAACAAGAGCAAGACGATACTGGAACAGCGGATAAAGCAAAACGATTGCTTACAACTGACCCAACAACCACACCAACATTTACTATCGGTCTTTCCCAACTTATCCCATTTTTGGTTGGTGTTAATCTTCCACTATTTGCGATTAAGGAAGAAGTTGCCCTACATATTGAATGGCGTGGTAATGGATACGGACAACGATTTATGTGGAACAGATATGATAGTGCTGGAAACGATTTAGACGGAATTGGAACTGAATACTACAAACAAAGTGTGTCTACAATCGTCCAAGACGAAGTATTTATTATGGCGGATTATCTGTATTTCCCGTCATTAATGGAAGAGTTGGAAAATGAAATTATGACTGGTGGCGGTTATGATATTCCATACGACGACATAGCAACGCAAGAAAACTTCACAGTTTACAATACTGGCGATTTTACAAACGAATACCAAATCGTCATGGGTGGTAAAAAGGTAAAACGAATTATAGTCCAACACGAAGACGAAGAAGTCAAAGATAGTGCTTGTTGTTCTCTTTATAATTCTGTGGAACTTGCCGACGGAGTTTCCTACCAATTTAAGATTGATAGTGCTAATGTTTATTCACTACCTTTGAGAAATCGTGCTTTACAAAAACACGAAACCGATATGGTTGAAGGCATACCACTTGTAGAGTGTGATTATCTGTATACATTCAAAAATCAAGTTGACGCTACTGGTGCTATTACAACCGCTACTTCTGGTATTACCGACCGCCTATGTAATTCTCACCTTCAAAGAAACGAAGTTGGAACTCAAAACTGGATTGGGGTGAAATTGGAAAATTCAGCAGGTCAAGCAAAACGATTGTCTAACCAACCTATTATTTACACCGAAACTGGTGAATGTAAAGCAGTCAACGACGGAAATACTCGTAAAGTAAGGTTTTTCTGTGTATATCAAAAAATGGTTAATATCAGCGGTGGATTGGTTCATATAATAGAATAAATATTTACATAGATTAAATGAATAATACGGATTGTGAAGATATTGACGAACAGCAGGTATGTATAAGTTATATCATATCAATTGCTTCCGTTAGTTCCTTATTCATTATAAGTGAAATATTGCCTTTTTTAAAAGCACAAAAGGGAAATGGATTAACCGAACTTTTAATATGTATGTTTGAAGGAAGCGATTGTATACTATCTAAAATGATAGAATGTCTCAAAGGTGAAAAGGAAAAAGAAAATGGTGTAAGTATAGAACAAACACAATCATTACAATCTCAACAAGAAACCAAACAAGAAACAAATATAAATATAAATATTGAGAGAAACGACGAACACTAATCATATTTTTTTTATTCTTAATATAATATATAAATATGAGTGAGTTGGGACAAAACGGGTATTTATCACAAATCTCTCAAATCAATAGCAATGTTGCTGGATTTCGTGGTCTTAAACAACAAGCAGAAGCAGAACAACAATCGTTAAATATACAAGCAAAGCAAGAAAACGATATGGACGATTTAAGAAAGATTGGGTCGGGTTTTAGCGAAAAGGCATTCAAAGAAGTAATCGGTAAATACGGCGGAAAATTATATAATGCTGGTTTCGGTAAAAAGGGTTCTTTGAGTGAATTTGACGACGAATTAGGAACGAAATTAGGTTGGACGGAAGCAGAAGGTAAAGATACTTTTTTAAAATTAGTCGCAAATAAACTCGGTGTTGATACACGACCCGCTGGTGCTGTAAAGGATATAACTAAAAATTTATCAAAAGGTAGTGATTTGATTAAAAGTATTGGAAGCGACGCTGTGGACCGTGTTTCTGCTGAAAGTTCAAGAATTACAACACAAGTAGGAGAAAAAGCAAGTAATCTAATAGACAAAGCGTCGGGTGAAGCAAGTAATTTAAGCGACGGATTAGCAAAAGACGCATTATCTTCTAATAACATTAAAGGTGTCGCCCAAGAAGGAGTGGAAATGGTAGATATGACGCCAAGGGCACCGAGACAAATTACACCAGTTGAAGAATTAATAGGGGAAACACCGCCACCCATTCAACAAGCACCGAAAGTAGATATTGGTGGTAATCTCTCTAAACAAACTCAAATGGGAGAAGCAGACCCAGAAGATTTAAACAAAGCATTAGACGATAATGTTTCAGTGGGAGAATTTCAAGACCATTTAGACAATAAATATAATTTTAGTGCTGGTGAAGGAGAAGGAGAAGGAATTTCTACTGCTGTCGCAGATACGACGGAAGACATAGTAGCAACAGAAACAGCAGGAGCAGTTGAAGAAGGAATTGGTGGTGCTTTGGAGGCAACTGGCGTCCTTGCTCCGCTTGGTCTATTATTTCAAGCAATAGGACTTGGAAGCGATATTTATGCTGGGTATGAAACGGGAAAAGGCGTTGTTGACGCTTTTGAAAACGATGTTTTGGGACACCAAACATACGTCACGCCAAAAGTCGCCATGCCGAACGCACCTAAAACATTACTATCACAACACTTACTCGTCACGCCTACAAGCGATACTCTACACCAACAAGGCACGAGTTTTTCTACTGGTTGGTAGGTAAAACCCGCCATATAATTTATATTTTTTAATTAATTGTAAAATAGAATTAATTAAAAAATTGATTTAAAAACAACCTACTATATAATATATAACACCACGATATGAAGTTCCCTACATTCAATCCAAATGAAAGTCTACACCAATACAACTTTACTCAATATTTTAATCCTTCCAAAATGAAGAAAATAATAGAAAGTGAATGGAATGTTGAATATGACGAGGATTGGTTATTTGAAAATGGTATTAGAGATATAACAGACGCAAAAACACACATTACGAAGATATACAGAAGTAGTAAGAATGGAAGGTTTCAACCAAGATTTTTGAGAAATGATTATGGGCGATATTTCTACAAAGGTTCATTATCCATAGGTTTATTGGTTTGTCCTATCCGCCACTCGTTATGTCGTGAAGATTATATTGATTTTGATATGATTAACGCACATTATAAAATATTAGAACAATTATGTATACAAAAAAAAATACCAAAAGAAGATTACAAATATATTTCTCAATATTGTAATAAACGAGATAGTATTAGACAAGATTTATGTAAGCAGTATTTCCCGAATGAAGAATATTCAACCGCAAAAGATAAAGTCAAAGTTTTATTCCTACGAATTATGTATCTCGGTTCATTTGAGAAATGGAAAAAAGATTGCGGACTTCCAGACGAAATGAAACAAGACGGACATACGAGTAAAATACAACATAATATGACTAATTTATTACTTCGTATCAAACAAGATAATCTTACAGAATGGAATGATACTAACCAAAAGATAGAAAAAGAAAATAAACACCGAAAAAAATTAGCAGATAAACACAATACACAATATAAACCAAAAAATCCAGACGCTTCATTCTTATCATTATTCTTACAATCTTGGGAGCGTAAGATATGTGAATGTGCTGTTGAGTTTATGGTAGAACACAAGCATATTAAAGATAATACTTTGGTTTATACATTTGACGGGTTCATGTGTTTAAAAACAGATATGGATACATTCCAAATTTGTAAAGATTTGAATAAAAGAATTATTGAACGATTGGATTTAGATATTGGTTGGGAAACAAAAGATTTTGATAGACATATTGACGATACGGTTTTTCCAGCAAAGAAAGAATATGATTTTCCAAAAGACAAAATAGTTCATTTTGATTTTAAATATTTTGACGATATTGAAACATACGAAGAAAAACGAGGATATTTTGAAACATTCATTACAAAGACAATTAACCCACAACCTATATATCATTTCAAATTCACAAATGAAAAAAGTGTATCGTCTTATGTAATGTATAACAAAGATAATCTCAAAGAAGCATTTATGGAATATACACTCAACGAAACAAAAAAGAGTAATAACAAGGGTGATAATTTGGAAGTCTTATTTGTTGATAAATGGTTAAAAGATACAGAAAAATCATTATTTCACAAGGCAGATTTTAGACCCCACCCATATAATCCTAATAGTGTAGACAAAGAAACCAATATATTAAATACATTTACTGGATATAGTCCAGATTGCTTTAATGACGAATTAGACGCAAATGACGAATACATTAAACCATTTCTCGCAGTCGTAGAAAATATTGTAGGGGGAAATCCCGACGATATTGAAATTTTCCATAATTTAATTGCTTGGAAAGTTCAACGCCCCGAATATAAAAACCCCTATTCTGTATTAATTAAATCACAAGAAGGCGAGGGTAAAAATACCGTATTTGATACAATTGGTCGTATGATTGGTGAAGCACATTATTATCAAACTACGAATGCGGAAGATTTATTTGGCGACCACGCAGAAGGCGTTAATAACAAACTGCTTATTGTAATGAATGAAATGAATATCAAACAAACTGGAAAACATGCTGATAAATTAAAATCGCTTATTACCGACCCTACATTTAATATTAATCCCAAAAATATTCGTCCACTTACAATTAGAAATCTCGCATTTATCGTTGTATTATCAAACCAAGAAAATCCTATATATATTGACGAAACGAAACGAGATAGACGCTGGTTCATTTTTCAAGGCAATCAAAAAAATATTAAAATTAATAATGATACTTGGAGTAAGATACATAAACGATTAAGAGAACCCCAATTTATCAAATCTCTCTATAATTATTATATGAAATATAATTTGGAAGATTTTAATTTAACAAATGCTAAAATTAGAAATAGTAGACGCAGAGCGTATAAATCCGTTGTGTGTAGGTATGTAAAACCAGAAATTTTATTTCTACAAGATTACATTATGGAACGCCGATTTGTAGGTGATACAGCAAATGGCGAACATAAAAATCCACTAAATATGGAACATTATTCAAATTATTCGCACGGCACAACCCAATACTCACAAAAACGATACTGGAAAGGATATGAACCTTCACAGACTTCTAATTTAAATCAAAATATTAATTTTATGAATAACGATATATATTGGAGTTTTGGATTTGATACAGATTGGTATGAAGACGGATTATTCCTTTCAACTAAATTTCAGTTCAAAGCAGGGGACATTCGTAAAGATTATTTAGAATGGGTTAAACTAAATGGTTTTAATGTTGAACGGAATGAGCGTTCACAAAAAGCATTTAATAACGCAATTCCTACTCTACAACTACCTATTGAAATTGTTGGTATGAAAGCAGGTGAGAAGGGTTTTGTATTCACACCTTATGCCGTTATACATGCTATGGTTAAAAGAAACTATTTGGAATTAGAACAAGAACAAATTAAACTTATGACCGAGAACTACGAAAAGAATAAACAAAATATAGAAGAAGCAGTCGTAGAACCAGAGGATTACAATACAGAATTATTATCCCTATTTTAGATAGTTGCCCTATTCATATATCTATATATTAGGGTGATTATTTTAGTGTTTTCAAAGAGGTAGGATTTTAGAAACTGAAAAAACTTTTTTTTTTTTTGAACTTTTCTAAGACTAATAAAAAAGTGTTATGATAATCTTAGACCTAAGAATATAGATAGAATAGAATAAGACCCTATCCAATCACAAAAAAAATACCAAAAAAACCCTTTATGACGAGGGAGATTTAACCCCTTTTGAATTTTTATATATAACACCAATAACCTATTTAGTAAAAAAATGATTTAAACATAACGAATTATATATATATAACTAACTAATAACACACGATATGCCTTTAACAAATGCTGAAAAAACAAAGCGATACAGAGAAAGACACCCAGAAAGATTTAGAGCAAGTCTATTGAAATATTGGAAAACAAAATATGTGTGTGAATGTGGTAAAACACTCACAAAAAAAAATAGAGCAGTCCATAATAGAAGTGCCGACCATTTAAAATATGCTGATTATATGGAAACTAAAAGAAAGTTATATTATTTGGAAAATAAAGACGAGTTAATGGAAAAAGCAAAAAAACTCGTTCTTTGTGAATGTGGAGAGCATGTTACTTACGCACATATAGCAAAACATAGAAAAACACAAAAGCATTTATCAATAATGGGAGAGAATGATAAATTAACGAAAAACACAAAAGCAAAAGAAAAGGTTGTTTGTGAATGTGGAGAAGAAATTACTTACGCACATATAGCACGACATAGAAAAACACAAAATCATATATCAAGAATGGAAAAAATGGAAAAAACCGAAGTAAAGGAAGATAGTGAAACTTCAAGTGAAGAAGAAGAATATATTAATAACTATCTCTCCAAAGGTAAATATGATACAAATGGATTGTTAATTACAACGGATAGTGATACAGATTAATATAGGAATTTTTTAAAAAATCATTATTTTTTTTATCTTTTTTTAGTATATAGAGAGAAATGGTAAACAGTAAAGGCAAGTCATTATTAATGGATATTAACCCAAATTTGGACGAGATAATTGCGGAGGAAAATACCGTAGCAGACACAGAAAATGGTGAGGAACATATTAAAATGGAAAAGGAGGAAGTTGCGGAGCATAATGAAGTCTTTGCGGAACAAGCGGTTAAACCCACCAACAAAAAACCAGTATTTAAGAAACCGAGCATGAGTAGAGAAGATAAGGCAAGAATACGAGAAGAAGAAAAACAAAAGAAAGAAGAAGAACGAGCAAGACGCAGAGAAGAAACAGCACAGCGTAATAGAGAAAAAGCACGATTACGATATTACGAACAAAAGGCAAAGAAAGAACAACAACAAAAAGTAGAAAAGGATATACCCAAGAAGATAGTGGAACAAACCGAAGAGAAACTAAATAATTTTCAAAAGCAAGAAGTGTCGCAGAAAGTCAGTTCAAATATGGATTTTCATACATTCGCAACTTATATGTTGAAATATGACGAACTAAAAGAACAAGTCGCACGGCAACAACGAGAGAAAATGCCTCCACCTAAACCAGTAGAGAAATCCAAACCTAAATACCACCCCGACAATTACCCTATATCAGCAGTATACAGAAACAAACGGTCTATGCCGAATAACTTTTTCTAATGTTTATATTAATAATGCCGAAAACAAGAAAGCAAAAGGATACGGAAGATAATGGCGATTTAACTGTAAAATCTATTATTCCATTAGAAATAGAAGACGACGATTATAACCCAGTCCTTCCCAGTATAAAGAGAAATAGTGGTTCATTAATATTGTTAGTAGGGACAACGAATTCTGGTAAAACCACACTTATCAATAATTTACTTTTGAATAAAAACATGTGGGGAAGACGCCCAAACCAACCGCAAGGTGCTTTTGAAAATGTCTCCATATTTTCCCCTTCATTATATTTAGACGATAGTTGTAGATTTTTAGTAGAGAACTTTGATTGCTATTCCTCCTTTCAAGACGAGATTATAGAACAAATGAAAGCAAGACAACTCGCATTACCAAAAGATAAGCGACCGAAACAAATGATAGTTATTGACGATAGTGTTGGATTGATAGAGCGTAATTCGTCTGTAAATTATTTAGGAACGAGATATAGGCATTTTAACTGTAATATGATTATGTCCGTCCAGTCATTTCGGGCATGTAGTCCTATTATGAGGGTCAACGCAAATTGTGTGATATTAATGAGTGGGATTATGAATAGTCGTGAGTTAGAAAAGATTGACGAGGAGTATGGAGACATATATAAAAGAACATTATTGTATTGTTATGCGAAATTTGCTTCAAAGAAATATGAATTTATATATTTGAAGTGTCGGGAAAATCCACCCGAAATGTATAAAAATTTTACAGAACAAATAGATTACAATAAATACAAGAAGATAGGCAAGAAATTCAAGATTGACGATTTTAGTGAAAGTGAAAATGAAGATAATGAGGATATATAATAATCTAAATCTATAATAATAATGAATGTGAGTGCGACAAGATTGGTATATGTAAACAAAGGTTCAGCGAAAATCAAGAATGAAGACACGGGGGACTTTGTAAATGCTGTTGATAATGGTATTGAAATTGAAGCAGGAGATAGTATAAGTATAGAGGGTATAGCAGTAGAAAGTCGTGGTGTAGGTGCTAATATTATTGAAATACCTTCTCGTGAATTGAATTATCCGTATTTAACAAATAAAATGGAACTGAATATGTGGTATTACATTCACCATACATACGAATATTCGTGTATTCTTCCTTCCTTCGTCCAACAATATTCGGGAGCAACCGACCCAACAAATCCAACTTATGGTTATGCTTCGGGGTTCAATTATAATGTGGAGCGGTGTTTCCCACCCAGTAGTGCTCTTGGTATGTCTTCATTAAATGACTACCAAAACACATATTTTTCTGGAATGAGATTTTATATAGGTGGGTGGGGTCAAAGTAAAGAAAATATAACAAATCCACTTTCTTACAGTAGTTATGGTTTAGCAGACGCAACTATAAATCCTTCAACTATGGATTTTCATTTTATAGAATGTAATAGACAGATAAATTGTAATTTGGGTTATGATAGTCCAGCAAATATCGCTTCACAACTAACCGCAAATTTTCATAGAGGGAGGTTTTCCCCGAATGTAGGATTATTATGGGATAGAGGAGATAATAATAATCAAAGTGGTTATTTTCCACAGCAGTTTAAACCGAATGTGTTTATTAACCCCGATATAATAGCAGAAGGCATGATTGCGGACGCAATAGGCGATAAAGACGAATGTGTAGCAACAATATCAGCAATCCCGTATGTTTTTAATAGTAATCAAGGAGATTATGGTTATGCTGATAAATATTATAGTTATTTCAGCGGTTTATTCGGTATATTAAATCCATTTTATTATTATTATGGTAGTCGTTTGTTAAATGGGAACAATAACAATAAAATCAATATGTCTATCGCAGTTCCAACCAATAAAAACGGAGATATATATTTAATAAATACACTTACTTCAATTCAACAACCGACTACACCATTCGCTTATGTATCTTCACCACAAAGGGGAGAATTATTTATAACGAATTTAAAGTGGACGCAACAGAATTTAGCATGGTTAAGAGGTTTAATCCACTCACAAAAAAACTGGAAGTTTGGAAAAAGGACAACCACAGAAGAACTAAATAGTCAAGCGAGTAAATCACAATTCTATTACAATATTCCAATGGGTAGATATGTAGATAATACAACACAAGCACAAGGACTACCTTATAATGCGAGAATAGCATTACCACAACCCTATAATACTTCCACTGCTGTTAGACCCGACTATGTGAGAACATACGCATTTTATGAGAAAAGTTTTTATGAAGAAAGTGGATATATTTTGCGTAATGACCCAACTGCCCCCGCTCAAAATGTATACGAAGTTGGGGACGGAGGTTTACTGAATGGATTATCGCCGAAGAGTTGGTCACAAGCATTAGATATTAATGTATTTGCTGTGAAAGTTCCTTATAGTCTCGCTGGTGATAGTGAATGGGCGATTGCTATTCCACTTATAGAAAGAACATACGAGCAGAAATTCGTGGTTGGAAATTATGCTATGGTTGATTTTACTATGTCTCGTCCAGAGGCAACTATGGTTCAAATATTAACCCCAGACTTCCTCCCAAAAGAACCCGCCGAAAATGTAAATTATATAACAATAATGAAAACTATGTCTATCGGTGCTCCCGATTTGACTTGTGAATTTGACGACCAGCGAGGGCGATTTGCGTTAAAAAATATGTATTGGTTTAACCGAATAGGTAATACAAGACAAGCAGGAAGCGACGCAGACAACCCATTAAATCCCGACCCAGAACAAGAGGTAATAACTTCTAACGCATTAGCAAATAATTACTTTGTTCCATTTACTGAAAAAAAGGTATATTACACAAAATACGCATTATCTGGCGTAGGATTAGTGGATATATCCGTATTAGACGAAGAAGAAAACAGATATGTAATAGACAGATATGACCCACAAGATATAGACGCAAAATTTACTGGTTCATTATTAGAAAGGTTAGGTTTTACATACAACGGATTAATAAATATGAATGGACGACCCGAAACAATATTTCAAGAGCAATATTATAATACAGTAGAAAAAACGGCATACTCAACTTTTTTTCCATATCCGCTTACATGTAATCCCGAGATAGATACTACATTCAATCAGTATATATCGGTAAATAGTCACGGAGCACCAATATTTAATTTAAATACACAAATAGACCAAACACAAATAAATATTTCTGCTTCTTCTGCTTATGTATACGCACAAAATCTCCCAAAAAAATTAGCAAGTCCATACTGGATAATAGCAAGTGATATAATAGACGGAGTAAAATTTGTGAAAGACGGAATACCCGTAAATTGTTTAGCAGTATGTAATCGTTCATATATTAGTGGTGATTTTGCGTTTTCATTTGCGACAGATTATAAATTCAAAGCAGATATACCATTTACATTATCGTCTATAAAAACCAAAGTATTAACACAAGATTTATTACCAGCAGATATAGATAATGGAACTTCCATTATATATAAAATAGAGAAGGCATATCAACAACAACAAGAAGAAGAAGAAGAACAAAAACAACAGAAAAAGAAGAAATAGGGCAACCCAAGATCGGGTGGTAAAAACCGCCTATATATCTATAATATTACCAGCAATATCAACGGAATATGTAATACTCTTATCTAATTCATAATTAGGGGGTTTTTCTTCATTTATGATTTCTTTGATTTCGTCAATAGCGTCTTCTAAATATGTGGTTTCAGCAGGTGGAATAGCAACTGTTTTCGCCATTTCTCTCTTTCTGTCTTTACAAAAGAGGTAATCCAAAAATCTTTCGTCTTTATCTCGTAATGAAATCCAACACGCTCTATGTATATATTCACTTTTGCTATTTTTTCGTATTGGTTTGTTACACTCTAAACAAATATGTTTCTTCATTATATATATAATGGATACGGAAAAAAAACCGAAATTAACCGAAGAGGAATTAAAGAAGAAAAGGCGTGAGTATATGAGAAAATATTATAAACGAAAAAAGTTCCAATTAAACGAAAATGGTTTTGTTAAATCTAAACCACAAAAACCTATTATACCACCACTTAAAATTATACAGAAGGAAGTTGTAATCTCATTTAATTAATATAAATAATGTCGTGTAGAATATTTAGAAGGTGGTTATGGAGAGATTTAGCAAGACAAAGATATAGAATACGCTTATTAAAACTACGATTAAGAAATAGAATAAAAATGGGATATGATTTACATTATTTTACATAAAAAATAAAATTGACTTAAAGAAATATATTTACGATATAGTATAATAAGAATTAGCATGTCTAAATTTATGACTAAATTGGAAAATATATTAATGAGTGAGGGTTTGACGGAAAATACAGCAAGTCAATATGTGAAAAGAATAATGCTATTGAATAATGGTAAGAAGTTCACGAGTATAGCGTTTTTGAGAAAACCAAAGGATATAATGGAATATATGAAGGACGATAGGAAGTTGTCGGCGACTTCTATGGAAAGTTATTTAGGCATGATAATATCTGTTCTAAAAAAACTTCCGTCAAAAATGAATGATAAGGCAAGAAAGCAATATGAAGAGATATTGGAGAAACCAGACGAATATTTCACAAAGCGTGAAAAAGGAACAAAAACAGAAAATCAAAAGAAGGGTTGGGTAGACAAAGAAACATTTGAGAAATATATTGACGAAGCAAGGGAGAAGGGTTTAACCGCAAGTAGAAAAACAAAGAATTTCACAACCAAAGATTATAATGCGGTATTGGAATATTTCCTCATTTCTCTCTATACACTACTTCCACCAAGAAGAAATAAAGACTATCAGTTAATGACGATTGATACAGACGAAGGTAATAGATTGGATACAAAAACAAAAGAGTTTATTTTCACAGATTATAAAACCAGCGGAAAATACGGAGAACAGAAAATAGATTTAAATGAGTATCCAGATTTTTTGAAAGTCTTGAAAATCTATATGAAACGCAGACCAAGTGAAAATGACTATTTATTAGTATTCCACGACGGAAAACATTTTACACAAACAAATACGATTACACGACTTTTGAATAAAATATTTGGAGGGAATAAGGTGGGTTCAACCGCCATTCGTAGCATGTATTTAACGAGTAAATATGGTGGTGATTTAAACGACCAAATGAAGAAAGATAGTAGTGCTATGGGACATTCTATTCAAACACAACAAACACAATATGTGAAAAAATAAAGAAAAGAAATAGGGCAACTTTACATACAGTATATATTATATATGGGTGATTATTATAGTGTTTTTTAAGAAATAAATTAGAATGAAAGTAGAAAAAAAAAAAAAAAAAATAGTTTCTAAATTCCTACCTAACCCAAACTACTAAAATAATCACCCTGCCCACCGCATGTAAAAAAAGGGCAATTTCCAAAATATTTTATTTTCATTTCTCTCAAAATCGCTGTTTTAATTTTATACTCATTAAAAAGTAAAATTGAGTATAAAAATATGCTGTATGGTGCTGTATTAAATTAAAACAAAATGTGCGAAATGAGCGAAATGAACCAATACCTTAACGAAATGAAGAATGATATTATCCAATTGTATAAAAACGAAATGATTGATAATGAAGACGACGATTTTGAGGATATAATCGACGATTTCAAATATGGTTTGAGACAAACACATTTAGATTGGGTAAAACCTATACCAAATACAATTCGTAGTGAACTAAGAGAATATTGTATTGAGCGTATGGAAGAAGAATACGACCCAGATATGTATTATTCAAATATGGAAATTATTGATAATGAAGGTGTATTATCATATTGTTTAGTTGAGTTAATTTTGGAGGATATTGATTATGATTAAATACACATAAATATATAACAACCGCTATTTTCAACTTTTTTTTATAAATAGGGCAACCCAAGATCGGGTGGTATTTACCGAATATAAAGAATAAAATAAAAAAAAGGACAATTGCCCTAATTTTTCTTTATTCATATAAACATTTCTCTCAAATTATCTACTTACACCACAATTGCCTCGCAACTTCCATTTCAATTTCACTCCTACTCATTTTAGATACACCTTTTATTTTTAACACCCAAATATCACATAATATCTTCCTCCATTCTGTAAAATCCTTTTTGGTTTTGGCGTTTCTCATCGCTCGGTAATTCCTCCACTTTTTATTACGAACTACTAACGAATTTTTACCTCTTCTCCTACAATGTATTCTATGTCTCATAATATCAAACATTCTTTGTTGTCTTTTTTCGTCGTCAGTTGGATTTCTTACTCTTCTCCCATATTCACTTAATCTATATATCGGTATTTTCCCCTCTCTCTTCCACATAACTCTAAATATTTTCCAACTATCAACATTCATATAATTAGGCAACTTACCAGTTCCGTCAAATATTTTCACCTTCTTACGAATTTTACGACCTCGCCACAACGATTGTATTTTTGTTGCGAGTTTATTTTCGTCTTCTTTTTTATTTTCAGTAATCACCACGCACTTTTTATTTTCTTTTTTTGGTTTATAATTTCCAATTGCTTTTCTACACAAATAACCTCGCAACAACGATTGTATTTTTATTGCTGATTTATTTTCTACTTCAATCTGCGTTTCATAATAATCTCTCATAGTAAATATTTTCATTAATCTTGTTCTCATATCAAATCCGTCGTTTACATAATAATATCCGTCCCTTTTATCAAGCATGTCGTCTAATAATATCAGTTTTTCACTCAATACACGAAGTTTAGTCGCAACTGTAAGCATTTTACTACAATATATGCGTTTACACTTTTCTCTCCCAATATGAGCGTGATATTCTTTTCTTGTAATGACTGTATCACACTTATTACACTTCATATATTTTTTTTTGTCTTTTAGTTTTTCTGCGAGTGTATATCTGCGTTGATTTGGACGCAATCTCATACGAGTTCTTCTTTCGTGTTCTATATATACAATATTGCCTTCCAATTTATTTTTGAATTCGTGTAATGATTTAAAATGATTTGCGAGTTCCAAATAATTACCGTCGCCGATTTTATCACTTACCTCGTCTATGATTTCAAACGCTTTGTTGATAATATTGATAAAGTCGTCGCTGATTTTCTTGCTTTCTGCTGTGATATTGCCTCTTTCTTGGTTTCCGCTCATATTCATAAGTTTCTTATGCTTGGTATATACCGATTTTTTTATATCAATTTTACTATTTAATAAAGTAGAATAATAGAAGTCTATTTTCTACGATAATAAATATTTTGA